GAATTTCTGAAGAAAACATGGATATTATCACAAAAACCGAAAGATCAGACGAACCTTTAGGCACTCACATTGATTATCCGCAATTTATCAACAGAGATCGTATTGTTAAGAAATTATCGAAGCATTTTAGCAAAGTAAAACTTGTTGATGGTTCGTATCATAGCAGATCAATGGATGATAGGTTCAAAGAATGGTGCTCGCATAAGGTCCATTGGATAGTTCCGGTATTAAATGATGCACCAATTCGTGTTTTTGATGCTTTAATAACAGGCGGCATACCAATCGTACCAAAATCACTCAAATACCATAAATCCATAGTGAATCTTTGGGACCATATCGTTTTTTATGATTATCAAGACATCGAAAATCCAACACCGATAACCGAAAAAGCAATCAAAATGTTTGACGAACGGGGAGAACAAGGAATGCTTGACAGACATCGCATTTCCTGTTATAATAACCATGTAGACAGTCGTGTAGAAACCATTCTAAAGGCGATAGAAGATGAGTTCAACATCAAAACGTAGTACATCGGTTATAGCAAACAAGGCAGCTGCAAGTATGTTAACGGGAACCGAGCCAAACGGTTCTCGTTTAATTCCTGATTCTGCAACTTATAAAGAAGAAATTCAAGTTCTCTTTAATTGGTATAGTGCAGAGAAGAAACGTTCTGATGCCTACAAATATTATTCAGATTATATTAAAAAATATCGCCAAAAAGATTATAAGATATTCCAAAAGGTAGATGAAGGTAATATTGTTACCACACTTGGTTGGCTTGCTCGTTTAATTATGCGAGGAGCTAAAATTTCAGAAGAACATCAAAAACGATTAGATGATAATATTACCGTTTTAGTTAATATGATTCTACTTGCTGAAACTGTTGAACAAGTTGAGGAAAAAGAAAAACGAGTTGTAGTAAATATTCAAGAAGCGATAAAAGCTAAAGCTAAAGAATATATTGGTGAGATTGAAGGTGCTATTGACGACTTTATTAAATTAGATAAAGAGTTCTCTTTAATTGCAGACTTTAAAGGCAAGCAGATACCTGCGCCATATGTATCAGATGTTAAAGAATGGGCTGAGGCGAAGCTAACAGAATTTCAAGAAGTGCTAGATGGTAATGATTCTCAACTAGTTGAAGGTTATTCGAATTTTAACAAACGTAAACTAAAAGCGATTGTTAAAATGTTTGAACAATTCATTGAGGACTGTAATTTATATGGACAATTTAAGAAAGCAAATCGTAAGCCTCGCCCCGTAAGAGAAAAGCCAGCATCACAACAAGTTAAAAGTATAAAGTATAAAGCAAAAGATGAAGAACTTGGTCTTGAATCAGAGCGACCAGTTGATATTGTAGGTGCGAATCAAGTATGGGTGTTTAATACCAAAACTCGTAAGCTTGCAGTTTATACTTCAGAGTCAACAAAAGGCATGACTGTTAAAGGAACAACCATACAAAATTGGACTCCTGAAAAATCCATACAAAAGACATTACGTAAACCTGCAGAACAAATTAAAGAGCTTCTTGGCTCAGGCAAAGTTAAGCTAAGAACATTTATGGATACTATAAAATCTAAGGAACAGAATGTTAACGGAAGGATAAATATAGATACAGTCATATTAAAAATTATGAGGTAACTATGTCCTTTTTAAAATTAAATTATTGCCAACTGATTAAGATTGTTCTTTCTCAGATCGGCGGTAATCCATTACAACAAGTTTATTCGCAGTTAAGCCAAGGCGTTCCACAAATAACAGCAAAGTCAGGTATTTTGCCTTCAGGATTTGGAGAAGTCAAAGCATTAATTGAACAAGTAACAACTGCAATCAATGCAGCGCAGCAAACAGTCAATAACTTTGATGATACATTAGATAGAATAGGAACGCAATTTTATCAGAATCCGATTGGTACAGTATTAACAGGTACCCGAGATGTTGCAAACTCTAGAATTAGTTATGTTGATTCCCAATTAGCTTGGTACACTCCAACTGCCGCAAATACTGCGATACGAGGAACATTAACACAAGAGAAAAGTGATCTTGGCAATTTAAATTCTTCGTTAGCTACATATAAAACAAATACCGATAGGCTATCAGGTATAGCTCCCATATCAGGCTCAGCTGCAGCAGGAGGTTGTTCTTTACAAGATTTATTAGGTTCAGCATGTGCTCCTAATGAAGATGTACCTGATATAGATTTGCAAAATTTAATTTCATCTTTAAAACAAGGTGATGCGATTGCAGCATTTAAAGAAAAACTTAGTAGCGCATCGGGGTATTCTGATTATCAACAGGCAATGGTAACATTTAAATCTACAGTAGATGGTTTTACTACCAACTACAATAATTTAATTAATAAGGCAGCTATTAGAAGTGCGGTAACTGCTCAACTTACACAAATTGTTTATAATCTTATAACAGGTTGCGGTAATCAGGTATTTGAATTAACATTGAATCCAACAATTAAAGCAGCCATAACACCATATGCCGCAGCAGTAGAAAAACAACAATTGACAGGCGCATATTATGATTCATATGGAAGTGCTGTAACCATTGAAGAAAGTCAAAAAGAAATTGTACCAGTACAAGCAAGTGTAATAGTAAACTTATAACATAGGAAATTTTATTATGATAGTCGTTGACTTTAATCAAACAGCAATTTCAAATCTAATGGCAGAAGTAGGTGGCCGAAATGATATTGAGATTGAAGTGCCTCTGCTTAGACACATGATTGTTAATTCTATACGAGGATATAAACAAAAATTCGGCAAGAAGTATGGTGAAATTGTTATAGCATGCGATAATCAAAACTATTGGCGCAGAAAAGAATTTCAATACTATAAAGCTGGTCGTAAAAAGGCAAGAGAAGAATCTGGCTTTGATTGGAAATTAATCTTTGAGGCGTTGACACAAATACGAGAAGAAATTAATGATTATTTTCCTTATAAGGTTATTAACATCGATGGTGCCGAGGCAGATGACATTATTGCAGTTTTAGCAGAGTGGTCTCAGACAAATGATTTAGAAGATAATTTATTCCCTGAGCCTAGACCATTTTTAGTTCTTTCAGGAGATCATGATTTCATTCAATTGCAAAAATGGAATAGTGTTACTCAATTTTCTCCGGTACAAAAGAAATTTGTCAAACCCGAAGTTAGTCCTGAGAAGTATGCTTTTGAACATATCATCAAAGGTGATAAGGGCGATGGTATTCCGAATGTACTATCTGCAGATGATAGCATAGTTAATGGTGTTCGGCAAAAGCCGATCATGCAAAAGAAATTAGATGAATGGTTTAAATATCCTGAGAAAATGCCGCAGGATGCCGAGTTTAAGAAAAATTATGAACGTAATAAGAAATTAGTTAGCTTCGATAGTATTCCTAAGCATGTTAAGGATGCTATTATAAATAGTTATGTAGTACAACCAGAAAAAGATAAAAGTAAGTTACTTAACTTCTTTATTCAAAATAAAATGAAGAACATGATGGGACTAATCGAGGAATTTTAAAAATGAAAACATCCGTACCGCAGGTGCTAGAAGAAGTAGAAAAGGCACCTACACGAGAAGCAAAAATAAAAGTATTAAGAGCGTATGATCATATGGTCGTACGAGGATTACTACGTATAAATTTTGATGAGCAAATTAAAATGAGTTTGCCCGAAGGAGAACCTCCATTTAAGAAGGACACTTCTGTTCCTGCGGGTTATTCCGAAACTAATTTATTTACAGAGTTTAGACGATTCTATATTTGGTTAAATAATGATGTTAATGTTACGCAAATGAGAAAAGAACAACTCTTTATTCAGATGTTAGAAGGTATACATTGGTCTGAGGCAGAATTGATTTGTCTTGCAAAAGATAAAAAAATACAAACCAAATATAAATCGATTAAAGAAGATTTAATTAGAGAAGCATATCCAGAACTTATGCCTCCTAAAGTTATACAAGTTAAATCGGAAGAACAAAAGGCTAAACCTGCAAAAAAGAAGGTTTCTTTGGACGCATCCTGACCTGGTTCAAAGAAGAGCCTCCTCCGGAACCTAAGGAACAATGGTCAGTCGTAGGATCCTTGCCTCCGGATCCAATATATGATGCAAGATTAGTTAGCCAATACAAATACAGAGCATTTGACAAAAATTGATAAAGGTGTTATAATAGTATTATATTATTAGGAGGGCTTATGTCTATGCATTTGGTTGGTCCTTGGTTGACTACAGGTGGTAAGAAAAAAGGTA